GGCGCATCTTCCTCCGGGCGGACGCGCATAGGCGCGGTCGGACGCGTGCGGTCCCGTGCGGCCCCCTCCCCCCCTTTGGACGCGGGGCGTGGACGGCGTCCGGGAGAGAGGGACCGTCCCTCTCCCGGCGGGGCGGGCAGACTTGCGGGCGGGATGGACGGACTTGCGGGGAGGAGACGGGGGATGGCGAAGAAGACCAGCGAGAAAGGCGAATACGAGCGGCTCCGGGCCCTCTTCGCAGACATGGACGCGGATCGGCTGGCCCTCATCGACGGCCTCCTGTGGCAGGCGGCCCGTCTGCGGGTCCGGGCGGACGATCTCTGGCGGGACCTGCGCAGGAACGGCGAGACGGAACGCTTCGTCCAGGGCCGGGACGCCGAGCCCTATGACCGGGAACGGCCCGCGTCCCGGACCTATACCGCCACGTGCAAGCTCTACCAGCAGGTCATCCGCCAGCTCTGCGAGATCTGCCCCGGTGTGTCCGAACGGGACGCCCTGGACGAGTTCCGGGCCGATGGATGATCCGATGGATGATCCCATGGATGATCCCATCCATGCCTATCTCCGGGCCATCCGGGACGGGACGGAGATCGTGGGGAAGTGGGTCCGGCTCCTGTACGAGCGGATCGACCGCGGGATCCGGGACGGGACGTACCGCTACGACGCGGGGAAGGCCGACCGTGCGGTCCGCTTCCTGGAACGCTTCATGCGGCACAACAAAGGCCCCCTGGCCCCCGGTCCCCTGACGCTCTCCCTGTGGGAACGGGCCCTGATCGCCGCCATCTTCGGCGTCCTGGGCGAGGACGGCCGCCGGGCGTTCCGTGAGATCTTCCTGGTCGTCGGACGCAAGTGCGGCAAGACCCTCCTCTGCGGCGGGATCATCCTGTACGAGGCCTACTGCGACGGCGAGTTCGGATCGGAGATCTACTGCGTGGGCCCCAAGATGGACCAGGCGGATCTGTGCTACGCGGCCTTCGAGTTCGCCATGGAGCATGAGCCCGCTCTGTCGAGGCGCACCAGGAAGCGCAAGACGGACCATCTCGTCCCCGCCACGAACACCACGATCAGGAAGATCGCGTTCAACGAGAAGAAGGCCGACGGCTACTCCCCCTCCCTGACCGTGGCGGACGAGATCGCGAGCTGGCCCGCCGCCCGGGGCCTGCGGATGTACGAGGTCCTGGTCTCCGGCGCCGGGGCCCGCACCGAGCCCCTCACGCTGGCGATCAGCTCCGGCGGCTACATCGACGGCGGACCGTTCGACGAGCTCTACAAGCGCGGGACGCGGTATCTCCTGGGCGACAGCCGGGAGACGCAGCTTCTCCCCGTGCTCTATATGATCGACGACCTGGAGAAGTGGGACGACCCGACGGAACTTCGCAAGAGCCTCCCGGGACTGGGCGTGTCCGTCCGGGAGGAGTTCATCCGGCATCAGATCGAGATCGCGAAGGAGAGCCCGTCCAAGAAGGGCGAGTTCCTGACCAAATACTGCAACATCAAGCAGAACGCCACCGCCGCGTGGCTCTCCACCGCCATCGTGGAGGCCGCGTGCGGGGACGCCCTCGATCCCGAGGCGTTCCGGGGATGCTACTGCGTGGGCGGCGTGGACCTGTCCCAGACCCGGGATCTGACCGCCTGCTGTATCGTGGTCGAACGGGACGGGGAGCTCTACGTCTTCGCGCAGTTCTTCCTCCCGAGACAGCGCCTGGAAGAGGCGGTCCGGCGGGATCAGATCCCGTATGATCTCTACGTCCAGCGGGGGCTCCTCCAGCTCTCCGGCGAGAACTTCGTGGACTACCACGACTGTTTCGACTGGTCCCGCCGCGTGGTGGAGGTCTGGGGGATGTATCCCCTCAAGGTCGGCTACGACCGCTATTCCGCCCAGTACCTGGTGCAGGACATGGCCGCCTACGGCTTCCACATGGACGACGTGTACCAGGGCGACAATCTGTGGCCCGTCATCCAGGAGACGGAGGGCCTCCTGCGGGACGGGAAGATCCATATCGGGGACGACGATCTGCTCAAGATCCATCTCCTCGACGCCGCCGTGGCCATGGACGCCCGGCGGGGCCGGGGGAAACTGGTCAAGGCCGCGCCGGGCTTCCACATCGACGGGGCGGCGGCCCTGCTGGACGCCATGACGGTCCGGCAGAAGTGGTACGGTGAGATCGGCGATCAACTCAGGAACGTGCGGGAGAACGTACGGGAGGAGGAGTGACCATGGAGGCGGTGCTGATGCGGGGCGACTGTATGGAGGAACTGGACCACGTCCTGGCGGAGAGCGTGGACGTGATCGTGACCGATCCGCCCTATTCTTCCGGCGGGACCTTCGCCCGGGACCGGGCCCTGGACAGCCGGGACAAGTATACGGACACGGGATACCGGGGCGCGGCCCGCTTCCCCAGCTTCGTGGGGGACAGCATGGATCAGCTCAGTTTCTCGGCGTCCCTGCGCTCGGTCCTCTTCCGGGGGCGGGAGAAGCTGGTCCCCGGCGGGATCGCCGCCGTCTTCTCGGACTGGCGTCAGCTCCCCGCCGTGGCGTCCGCGCTCCAGGCGGCGGGCCTGGTCTGGCGCGGCATCGTGGTCTGGGACAAGGGCACGTCCCGTCCCACCCCCGACCGCTGGCGCAACGACTGCGAGTACGTCGTCTGGGGCACCAACGGGGCGCGTCCGGCGAAGATGGTCCGGGGATGCCGCTCCCTGCCCGGCTGTATCCACTGTCCCGGCGTCTCCTCCCGCCATCGCCACCACCAGACCGAGAAGCCCGTGGCGCTCATGGAACAGCTCCTCCAGATCGCCCCGGAGGGCGGGACCGTCCTGGACATGTACATGGGCTCCGGCTCCACGGGCGTGGCCGCCATGCGCCTGGGCCTGGACTTCCTGGGGATCGAGCTCGATCCCGGCTATCATCAGACCGCCTCCCGGCGCATCCATGAGGCCCGGGACCTGGCCCTGGCGGCGAGGAGCTGACGCCATGGGGCTCTTCGACCAGATCTTCCGTCCCCGGCGGGACAGACGGCGGCGGGAGGCCGCGGATCGGGCGGTCCGCTTCGAGGGCCTGGGCGAGGCGTGGCGGACGGAGCTCCGTCCCTGGGACGGCGAGATCTACCGCTCCGGTCTGGTCCGCGCCGCCATAGACGCCCGCGCCCGGCACATCTCCAAGCTCAAGATCGAGCTCCACGGATCCGGGGCCCCGGCCCTGCGCGCACGGCTCTCCCGCGGGCCCGATCCCTGGCACACCTGGTCCCAGTTCCTCTACCGGGCCTCCACGATCCTGGACGTACAGAACACCTGCTTCATCGTCCCCGTGCTGGACGAGGACCTGCGGACCATCGGCTTCTCCCCCGTCCTGCCGGAACGGGAGGTGGAAGTGGTCGAGTACCAGGGCGTGACCTGGCTGCGCTTCCGCTTCCCCAGAGGGGAGCGGGCGGCGGTGGAACTGGACCGCTGTGCCGTCCTGACGCGACACCAGTACAGGGACGACCTCTTCGGTACGCCCAACGACGCGATCCGGTCCACCATGGAGCTCATCCACGTCCAGGAACAGGGGATCGCGTCGGCGGTGCGCAACTCGGCCACGTACCGCTTCCTCGCCCGGGTGGGCAACTTCACCTCCCCGGCGGATCTGGCCAAAGAACGCCGCCGCTTCTCCGCCAAGAACCTGGCGGCCGACGCGGAAGAGACCGGGGGCGTCCTCCTTTTCCCGAACACGTACACGGACATCCAGCAGGTCCGGTACAGCGCGTACACCGCCAACGCCGGGGAGATGGACAGCATCCGGGCGAGCGTGTACAGCTACTTCGGCGTCAACGACAAGATCTTGCAGAACGCGGCCGGGGCGGACGAGATCGACGCCTTCTACGCGGGCTGTGTGGAGCCGTTCGCCGTCCAGTTCGCGGAGACGATGACGCGGGCCGTCTTCTCCGAGCGGGAGCGGGCCAATGGGTCCCGGCTCTCCGCCACGGCGGACCGACTGGACGCCATGGGCATCCGCGCCAAGATCTCCATGGTCCAGCAGCTCACGGACCGGGGCCTGCTCAAACGCAACGAGGCCCGGGCCGTCTTCGGCCTGCCGCCCCTCCCCGGCCCGGAGGGAGAGGCCATCGTGGCCCGGGGCGAGTACCGGGACATCTCCGATCTGGGAGGAGGCGGCGAGGATGGACGAACGGATCGAACGGATCGAACGGCGTCAGATGCGGTCGTTCCAGACGGTGGAGGCGCATGAGGACGCCTGCGTCGTCATGGGCTACGCGGCCACCTACGAGCCCTATCCGCTCTTCCTGGCGGCGGACGGCGTCGAATGGCGGGAGCGGATCGCGCCGGACGCCTTCGCGGGGACCGACCTGTCGGACGTGATCTTCCAGTACGACCACGCCGGACGGATCTACGCCCGGACGACGAACGGATCCCTGGAGACGGTCCCGGACGGCCGGGGCCTGCGGATCTGGGCGGATCTGTCCCTGACGGACGGGTCCCGGGCCCTGTATGCGGACATCCGTGCGGGGCTCATCACGAAGATGTCGTTCGCCTTCGTGGTCGATCGGGACCACATCGAGGCGGATGGACATATCCGCGTCATCGACCATATCCGGAGGGTCTATGACGTGAGCGCCGTCTCCTTCCCGGCCAACGGCGGGACGGAGATCGGAGCGTCCCTCCGGGCCCGTCTCCGCGCCGATCGGACGGCGGCGGGCGTCCCGGGGGACGCGGATCGCAGACGGCGTCTGGCACTCCGGGCGAGATGCGGGAGAGGAGGCAGCATATGAGAGACAGCATGAGAGACAGCACGGACGTGCAGGACGTGCGGGAGGGACCGGGCCGGATCGAACGGCGGGACGCCGACGGTGCGGCGGACGCGGCCCCGGCGGTCCAGACGCCCCGGATGGCGGAGCTCCGGGCGCGGATCGCGTCCCTGGACGCGGACGCGGTCGAGGCGCGGATGGACCAGATCCGCACGGAGGCGGAGACGGCGGAGGGCCCCGTCCTGGACGCCCTGGAGGCCGAAGTGGGGCTGTTGGAGGCGCGCCGGGACGAACTGGACGACATCCGGGAGCGGCGGGCCGCCCTGGCGTCGGCGGTGGCGTCCGGCGCGGGACGCATCATCGCCCGTCCCCCCGGCGCGCAGGAGGCCCGGTCCCTGGCGGGCGTCCTGGGGAGCGCCGCCTACGAGGACGCCTACGCCCGCATGGTCAAGACCGGGGACAAGAAAGAATGCCGCGCCCTCCTGACGGATCTGGTGGAGGGCGGACAGGTCCCCGTGCCCACGTACATCTCCGAACGGATCGAGACGGCGTGGCGGGAACTGGGCCTGATCCGGCGTCTGCGGCGCGTGAGCGTCAAGGGCGTCCTCTCCTACCCCTTCGAGCGCTCCGCGTCGGCGGCGACCATCCATACGGAGGGCGCGGAGGCCCCGGCGGAGGAGACGCTGACGCTGGGAGAGGTCGAGATCCGGCCCCAGACGATCAAGAAATGGATCACGATCTCCGACGTGGTCCTGTCCCTCAAAGGCCGTGCGTTCCTGGACTACATCTACGACGAACTGGAACAGCGGATCCTGGAACTGGCGGAGGCCACGTTCCTGTCGCAGGTCCGTTCGGCCCCGGCGGCGGCCACGGCCACGTCCCCCGGCGTGCCCCAGCTCCCCGTCACGGCGGTCTCCGCCACCACCATCTTCTCCGCCCTGGCCCTGCTCTCCGCCCGGGCCTCCCGCCGCGCCGTGGCGATCATGCACCCCAGCGTCTACTACACGCAGATCATGTCCCTCTCCGACGAGACGGGACGCCCCATCTGGACCAGCGTCACCGACGGACAGGGCGTCTCCTACCGGGCCAACGGCCTGGAGGTCCTCCTCAACGAGGCCCTCCCCGCCGGGACCGGAGCGGGCGCCGTGGGCGCGGAGATCATCGTCGGGGACCTGGACGGCGGCATGGTGGACCTGCCGGACGGCACCGAGGTCCGCTTCGTGACCGATCCCTACTCCCTCTCCGAACGGGACCGGGTCAAGGTCGTGGGCAAGATGTTCGCGGGCTTCGGCGTGGTCCAGGACCGCTCCTTCGTGCGGATCCTGGTGCAGGGCGAGTGAGATCCGTCCATGCGGATCCTGGCGCAGGGAGCGAGTGGGATCCGTCCGTCCGGGCGGACGGGCGGCGCATGACGGCATGACGGGAGGGACGGGAGATGGTCGAGGCCGTGAAGCTGGCCCTGCGGATCTCCACCGACGCCTTCGACCGGGAGATCTCCGACCTGATCGCGGCGGCCCTGGCGGATCTGGCGGCGGCGGGGATCCGGGTCCCGGAGAGCGCGGACGCTCTCGATCCCCTCACGTCCCGGGCCGTCATCACCTACTGCCGCGTGCACTTCGGGTCCCCATACGAGTATGAGTGGACGCGCCTGAAATCGTCCTACGACGAGCAGAAGGCCCAGCTCTCCATGGCGTCGGGCCATACGGACCAGGAGGCGTGATGGCGTGATATGGATCGTTCCGACGTGATCGACCTGATCGGGCGGACGGACGGCGTCCGGGACGAGACGGGCGTGTGGCGGTATCAGGAGACCCGGCGGCGGGTGTTCTGCGACGTGCGGAGCATCGGGGGCAGGGAGTTCTTCGCCGCGAAAGAACAGGGCATCCGGGCCGACCTGCGCTTCACGCTCTTCGCCCCGGACTACCGGGGAGAAGAGACCGTGGAGCACGCGGGCATCCGATACGCGGTGTACCGGACGTATCAGGATCGGCGCGGCGACACGATGGAGCTCTATACGGAGCGCAAAGGAGGCGTCTATGGCGGCCATGAGGGAGATCCGGATCCGGGCTGACGAGCTGGCGGCGGCGGTCCGGGGCGTCCTGGACCAGTACGAGGGCGACGCCCGCGCCGCCCTGGGACGCGCCGTCCGGTCCACCACACGCGGCGCGGCACGGCGCCTCCGGCAGGGATCCCCGAAACGGACCGGGACCTATGCCAAGGGCTGGACCTCCAAGGTCGCAGAGGATCGGTCCGGCACGGAGGGGATCGTGTATGACGAGACCGGAGGGCGTCTCACGCACCTCCTGGAACACGGCCACGCGAAGCGGGACGGAGGACGGGTCCAGGGACGGCCCCACATCGCGCCCGTCAACGACTGGGCCCGGACGGACGTGGTGGAACGTCTGGAAAAGGAGCTGAGGGGGCCGTGAGCGCGGAGACCGGGATCTGGACGCCCCGGGAGATCGCGTCCATGATCGGGGGGCTGGGCCTGCCGTCCGCCTATCACCACTTCCAGACGGGCCCCTCCGCCCCCGATCCGCCCTTCCTGGTGTTCTGGTATCCCTCCCGGGACGACTTCCGCGCCGACGACCGGATCTGGCAGCAGATCCGCCTCCTGCGGATCGAGCTCTATACCGATCAGAAAGACTTCGATCTGGAAGAGCGCGTAGGGGCCGCTCTGGACGCGGCGGGCCTGCCATACGACACGGACGAGGCGTGGATCGAGAGCGAACGGATGTACATGGTGACGTATGAGACGGAGGTGCTGATGACCGATGCCTAAGATCAAATACGGACTGCGCAACGTCTACGCGGCGAAGCTGACGGAGACCGTGGACGGGACGACCGGGGCCGTGACCTATACCTACGGGACGCCCCGCGCCTGGCCCGGCGCGGTGTCCATGGCCCTGGACGCTCAGGGGAGCTCCGAGCCCTTCTACGCCGATGACGAGATCTACTATGTGACCACCAGCAACGCGGGCTACTCCGGCGCGTTCGAGTGCGCGTATATGCCGGACTGGGTCCGGACCGAACTGCTGGGCCAGACCAGGAACGGCGACAAGGTCGTGATCGAGACCAGCGACGATCTGCCCGTGCCCTTCGCCCTGCTCTATGAGATGCAGACCAGCGACGGGCCCGCCCGCTTCGTGGAGTACGACTGCATCCTCACGCGCCCCTCCCGGGGATCGGCCACACGGACCAACTCCACCACGCCCAGGACGGATCAGACCACCATCACCGTCATGCCCCGGGCGGACCGGGCCATCAACGCCTATGTCCTCAAGTCGGAGGCCCCGGCGATCTTCGAGGCGTGGTACTCGTCCGTGTATGAGACGCCGACCACGGCGGAGGCCGATCCGCCCCTGGCTGGCGGATGATGGCGTCCGGCGGGACGGACATCCCGTCCCGCCGGGGAGGACGGGAAAGACCGGGAATCCTGGAAGGAGGAGAGCCGATGTTCCGATCGGTCGAGATCCAGGGCGCGGACGGAGAGGCCGTCCAGCTCCCCCTGCTGGCCACCGCCGCCACGCCGTACTGGTACAAGCGGATCTTCCGGCGCGATCCCTTCCGGGACCTGGCCGAACTGTACCAGGCGGCAGGGAGCCCCGTCCCTGTGACGGACGCCCCGGACGGGACCGGGGACGGGGAGACGATCGATCCGATCGATCCGGCGGCCCTGGACCACCTGTCCCTGATCGCCCAGCTCGCGTTCGTCATGTCCCGGCAGGCCGCAGGCGCGGACCTGGCGCGGACCGCCCCCGGGGACTTCCTCCTGTGGCTGGACGGCTTCGCCGCCGCCGCATTCGTGGAAGCGGGGCCGGAGATCCTGGACGTGTACGTCCGGGCCGGGACGGGAGGCGTGGACCGAAAAAAACCGGCGGCCCGTCTTCGCGCCCGGTGACGCTGGGGCTCTATCTTTTGAGAGCGGCGGAGATGGGCCTGTCGATCGACGATCTGGATCGGCTGGAGGCCGGGGACGTGTACGATATGCTGGCCGAACGCGCCAACGACGCGGAAGAGTGGCCGATCGAGGGCACGGGCGACGACCGCATCCGTGCCATGCGGGGAGGGTGAGCGCGTGGCGACATCGAGGCGCATCCAGGGGATCACGATCGAGATCGGCGGGGACACCGTCAAGCTCCAGGACGCCCTCAAAAAGGTCAACGACCGCCTGAACGAGACGGGCCGGGATCTGAAAGACGTGGACCGCCTCTTGAAGATGGATCCCGGGAACGTGGATCTGCTCCGGCAGAAACAGGACCTCCTGACGAGATCGATCCAGGACACGAAGGAGAAGCTCCGTCAGGAGCAGGAGGCCCTGGCGCAGCTCCGGGACGCTCCCCAGACGGAGAAGACGATCGAACAGCAGCAGCGTCTGACCCGGGAGGTCGCGGACACGGAACAGGCCCTGAAAAAACTGGAGGATCAGTACAGGGACTTCGGATCCGTGGCCTCCCAGCAGGTGGCCGCCGTCGGGGACAAGATGCAGGCCGTCGGCGGCAAGATCTCCGGCGCCGGGGAGGCGATCGCGCCCCTGTCCGCCGCCGCGGCCGGGGGACTGGGGGCCGCCGTCAAGATGGCCTCCGACTTCGACACGGCCATGTCCCAGGTCGCCGCCACCATGGGGAGGACCACCGAGGAGATCGACAGCGAGGTCGTCACGGTCCAGACCTCCTGGGGAGCATTCACCGGGACCCTCCGGGACTTCGCCCGGAAAGCGGGCGCGGAGACGGCCTTCTCCGCCACGGAAGCGGCGGAGGCCCTGAACTACATGGCCCTTGCCGGATACGACACGGAGACCTCGATCAAGATGCTCCCCAACGTCCTGGACCTGGCGGCGGCGGGAGATCTCGCCTTGGCGTCCGCCTCCGACATGGTCACGGACGCCCAGTCCGCTCTGGGCCTGTCCCTGGACGAGACCACGGAGCTGGTGGACAAGATGGCCCGGACGGCCAGCAGCTCCAATACCAGCGTCGCCCAGCTCGGGGCAGCGATCCTCACCGTCGGCGGCACCGCCAAGACCCTGAAGGGCGGGACCACGGAGCTCTCCACCGCCCTGGGCATCCTGGCGGACAACGGGATCAAGGGCTCGGAAGGCGGCACCGCCCTCCGCAACATCCTCCTCTCCCTGTCGGCCCCCACGGACAAGGCAGCGGCGTTGATGGAGGACCTGGGGCTCCGGGTGTTCGACGCCCAGGGCGATATGCGGCCCCTCAACGAGATCTTCGGCGACTTCAACGGCATCCTCTCTTCCATGACCCAGGCGGAGAAGACCAACGTCCTTGATGCGATCTTCAATAAAGTGGACCTCAAGTCCGTCACCGCGCTCTTGGCGAACACCGCCGACGGCATCGAGAACATCTCCCTGGCGCTGGAAGAGTCGGGGATCGCGTGGGAGAAGTACGAGGACAAGGCGTGGATGGCCAACGGCGGCATCAGCGGTCTCGTGGACGAGATGATCTGGAACTTGAAAGAGGCGGGGACCACCGCCGAAGAGCTCCAGGAATATCTGCGCTTCGAGTACGCTCTGGATGCGGACGATGCGCTGGCCGTGGTGGATCTGGTCAGCGGGGCCCTGGAAGAGAACGGGACCCGCTGGGACGAACTGTCCGGCAAGATCGACGACGCCGAAGGGGCCGCCAAAGCCATGGCCGACGAGATCTTGAACAACCTGGATGGCGATCTGAAACTGCTGACCTCCGCTCTGTCGGAACTGGCGATCTCTCTCGGGGAACTGCTGATCCCGCTGGTACGGGAGCTGGTGGACTGGATCCGGGGCATCGTGGACGGGCTCAACGGTCTCGACGACGGCACGAAAAAGACCATCGTCACGGTCGGCGCGGTCATCGCGGTCCTGGGCCCGCTCCTGATCGTCATCGGCAAGATCATCTCCTCCGTGGGGACCATCCTGGGCCTGATCCCGAAGCTCCAGTCCATGATGACGCTGGCCGGGACCGGAGCGAAGGCCCTCTTCGCCATCGTCAGCGCGAATCCGATCGCGGCGGTCATCCTCGGGATCACCGCCCTCATCTCCGCGATCGTCCTGCTCTACGACAAGTTCGAGTGGTTCCGCGCCCTGGTCCGCCCGATCGTGGACTGGTTCAAGAGCGTCGGCGATACGATCGCGGGCGTGGCTGGCAAGATCTTCGGTACGGCGGCGTCCGCAGGAGGCGGGGGCGGGACCTTCTCCAGCTCCGGGCGCGTCACCAGCTTCGCATCCGGCTACAATAACGCTATGATCCTCACCAGGCCCACGATCTTCGGACGGTCCGCGTCCGGCTCCCTCCTCCTGGGCGGCGACGGCGACGGACAGGAGGCCGTCGTGGGGACCCGGCTCCTGGGCGATATGATCGAGAGCCGTGTGGGGGCCGCCCTCGCCGCCCGCAGCGGCGTCTCTCAGGGCGACATCATCATCCCCGTCTCCATCGGCGGGGCCGCCCTCGAACGCATCGTGGTCCGCGCCGCCCAGATCGACACCTACCGGAGAGGACGGTGATCCCGTGCCCCTGACCGACCTGTGGCCCCGCTTCGACGGCGATCCCCTGCCCGCCGCCTGTACCCAGTGGGAGGAGGCCCACGCGCCCGTGGAGACCGTGGACCAGACCGAGGCGGGCGGCGACCGGGTGCGGATCTATATGCCCTGGAAACGCTCCGTCTCCGCCTCCTTCCAGTGCTCCTCCCGCTGGAAGGCCCGCTTCGAGGAGTACGCCCGGCGGGACCGCATCGACGTGTCCCTGCCCGACGCCGCCTCCGGGACCTATACCGTCGTCCCCATGCGTCTGCGGGACCTGCGCTGTTCCCTGATCCAGGGCTCGTCCCGGGCCCCGGGGACCCTGGGCCTGTACGCGGTCTCGTTCTCCCTGCTGGACGATTCCACCGGATCCTGATCCCGATCCGGATCCTGATCCCGATCCTGATCCCGACCTGATTCCGATCCCGATCCTGATCCCGATCCAGGTACGATCCCGAAAGGAGGGCCCGCCGTGTATCCGGTCTCCGAGGCGTACCGCGCCGCCATGCGCTCCCAGACCTTCCGGCCCCGGCTGTCCGGGACCGTGGGCGGCGTCCCCTTCTCCGGGGACCACGTGGTCCGGGGATCCTTCCGCCTCTCCTGCGGCATCTCCGGCGGCTCCGCCGTGGAGATCGGCGGGGCCTACCTCTCCCGCCTCACCGCCACGTTCCAGGACCTCCCCATCGGCCGCTATCAGTGGATCGGACAGGAGATCCGTCCCCGCTTCGGCGTCGTCATCCCCGATGGCACATCCGATGACACCGTGGAGTGGATCCCCATGGGCGTGTACACCATCGCCGAGGCGGACGAGAGCTCCTCCGGGGCCTCCGTGACCGCGTATGACGCCCTGGCCCGTCTGGACCGTCCCTGCTATCCCTATCACGGAGGCGTCACGCCCGCGTCCATGGTCCTGTCCATGGCCGAACGCTGCGGCGTCACCTTCTCCCAGACCACGGATCAGATCCGCCAGCTCCCCAACGGTACGGAGAAGATCTTCGAGGCCCCGGACAGCGGGATCGAGACCTACCGGGACCGCGCCCGGTATCTGGCCCGGTATCTGGGGTGCTTCCTGACTGCGGACCGGGACGGCACGCTGGTGTTCCGTCCCTACGGCAGACGGATCGCGGACACCATCGATCCCGCCCGCAGGGACGCCGGATCCCGCTTCGCCGACTACGTGTCCCGCTACACCGCCGTGCGCGTGGAGAGCGCCGACGGGACGGTCTCCACCTATGCCCTGACCGTGGACGACGGACTGGTGTACGATCTGGGACGGGATCCCTTCCTCGCCCTGGACAGCGCCGATACCAGGGAGAAGAAGGCCCGGCGCATCCTGGCCGCGCTCCAGGCCGTCCGCTATGTCCCGTTCACCAGTTCCGGGGCGTATGATCCCGCCTACGACCTGGGAGATGTCCTGCGGTTCCACGGCGGCATCGCCGACGGGACCGCCCTCTCCTGCGTGACGACCGTAGACTTCTCGTTCTCCGGGGCCTGGCGCATGGAGGGCGCGGGGGAAGATCCCCGGACCGCCCGGGCGAAGTCGGCGGCGGAGAAGGCCGTGGACGCCCTGCGGTCGTCCGTGTCGGCATCGTCGGATCTGCACGTCACACGCAACGACGACGCCGTGGCGACCGTGAGCGGCGCGTCCCCGGTCCTGCTCCTCGACGCCGGGATCTCCGCCTCCGACGGGGCGCAGGTCCGCGCCGACGCGATGATCCGTTTTACGGCGGCGACGCCCGTCGGCGTCCTGGACAATGTGATCCTCACGGCCCGCTGGCGCGTGGACGGCGCGTGGGCGGCGTCCAAGGACGCGCCGCAGATCTGTTTCGACGGGGCCCACGTCCTGACCCTCACGGAAGACCATATCCTCTCCGGGAGCGGCAACCACGCCGTCCAGATCTGGATCTCCTCCGTGGGCGGGACCGTCTCGATCGCCGCCGGGGACGCCGCGCTGTATTTGTCCGGGGGCGGCGTATCGGCCCCCTTGGAGGACTGGGAGCCGGAGCCGGACGAGCCGTATCTCCTGTATATCGAGATCACCACGCCGCCGACGAAGACGGAGTATGACATCGGAGAGCGGATCAATTACGCAGGGATGACGATCACCGCCTATTGGAGCGACGGAACGACGGCGGACGTGACGGCGGACTGTCATCTCACGCCCGCTGACGGCGCGAAGCTGGACACGCCCGGGCCCGTACAGGTCACGGCCCTGTACTACGCCGGGGAGGAGGCGCACTGGGCGTACACGGATCTGATCGTCTCCGAGGCGGAGGCCCCGGAGACGCCTGTGATCCTCTCGATCTATGTTGCGCAGGATCCTCCCTACGGCCACGCGCCGGGGACCGCGCTGGATTACTACGGCGTCGTCATCATGGCCACGCGGGAAGACGGTGCGGATTTCGACGTGACGGGGGAGTGCACGTACTCCCCCGCCGAGGGGACCACGTGGGCGGACGGACGCGCCGTCGTGACCGTGACCCTGCTGGACAACGGGGAGACGTATACGACCTCTTTCGTGGTCCCGGAGATCGGGATCGAAGAGGAAGAGGACCCGGCGATCGATCCCGGCGTGACGCCCGGACCCGCCGATCCCGACGATCCCGTAGGCCCGTGGTACGACCCGGCCCGCATCGTGGTACAGACCGACGAGGAGACCGGAGACGTATCCTTCGCGCTCGAAAATCCCTACACATATACAGGCACGGATCAGAGCATCGACGAGGGGGCCTGCGCCGTGGTGGAGATCCCCACAGACGGGGTCAAGCGCATCGAGAGCCTGACGATCACAGGAGGGTGAGAGTATGGCGCGACGATATGATCTGACCATCCGGCGGTTACAGCTCTGGGACAGCTCTGCTCAGACTGTAATCGATGGCCCGATGATCGATACGCTCACGGTCCCGATCCAACACGCGTCGCTGGATGAGTATCTGGCGGCGGGCGCAGCTGTGCCCGTCGAAGGAAACTATACGCGGATGCGCCCGATGCTCAATGCGTCCCTGGGCCCTAAAAATCCCGGCTATGCTCTGTATACGCAAGTCCTTGATCCCTACCTGTGGCCCGCAATTATCTCGTCGTCGGCAGAAGGAATCGCGACGAGTTACTGGGCCGCGATCCTACGACAGGAACAGAATATGATCTATCCGCCCATGACGCCGGGGAGATATCTGCATCTCATGTATCCGGGCTCCAGATACAGCTATGCGTGCACCGTGGCAGGGTCCACCACCGCGCCGACACTGGGCAGTGTTGTTCGGGTGGATCTGGAAGCGCGTACAACATCAGCCCCCGGAGTGATTTCAAAACTATTTATCAATGTTGGATACAACGCCTATTATCATGGATTGGGGGGCTCCAATTTTTGGGATATTTTTATCGATGATATTTCTGACCGGGTCTGCTTTGGATCTCATTATATCGCACTTTTTTATATGTATCAACCGCCGCACACCGAATATCATCAAGCATGGATCAACTGGGGCGGATATACGTCGGGGCAGGATCCAACCCCACCGAGCGCGGAGACATACGATTCCGCCGATCCCCATGTGGCGTGGCTCCTGGGAGCTCCGAGCGAAGAGCGAGCCAGCGCGTATAAATATCTATACGGCGATGCGTCCGGGACGATCTACAGCTATATCGATGGCGTCCAAATCGGCGTCCTGGGCGGGCTCACGGCGGACAGCTTTCGCAGTTACGGGATGGACGCCCCGCCGCCGGGAGAGCTCCTGATGGCCCTGGACGGGCCCCACATGTACAGGTGGACCGATCTCCTTCCTTCGGTGCTCCCGCTCACGGCAGAAGTCATCGCGATCCCGACCCAGAACAGCATCGAGTGTGCTGTGGATCTTACAGACGCTGTGACGATCATCTCGATCACGGCCACGTATACCGGGACCGTGACGATCTCTCACAGCTTCGACGGCGGGGCATCGTGGACCGCGCCCGTGCCCATGGCGGACTTTCTGGCGGCGTCCCATTTGGACCTCCTGCGCGGCCCATCCCGCGTCGTGCGCTTCAAAATCGCGTTGGAGAGCGCGGACGCGTCTGTGTCCAGTTTTCGCGTCCGATACGGCAAAGAGGAGGTATAGTCTATGGCTCTGGACGTGGACAAGCTCACGATTGGCGATCATCTCGTCCGCCCGTGGCTGGATCTGGCCGTCAAGATCAATACGATCATCGACGCGGCGGGGAGCGGCGGCGGGGGCGGCGCGGATCACTATCCGCGTCTGGATGTAGACGCGGAAGGATACATCATCGCGGATTACGGAGAGGATGAGCAGGATGGCGACGAATCGACTGCCTAATCACGATCAGATGGAGGCCCTCCTGACAGGGCAGGGGGGAACCAATACGGCCCTGGATGCGATCCGGGCCGCGATCGCCGCGATCCCCGCCGTACAGGGCCCTGCGGGTCCCGCCGGGGCGACTGGCCCGCAGGGACCCGCAGGGGCCGACGCTACGATCAACGGCGTCAACGCCCTCACCATCTCCGCCGGGAACAACGTCCAGATCGCGCAGTCCGGATCCACCCTCACCGTCTCCGCTACCGATACCACCTACGCCCCCGCATCCGAGTCCACGGCGGGCCTGATGTCCGCCGCCGACAAGACCGCGCTGGATCAGGCCCTGTCCCTGCTCCGCGCCGTCGATCTCTACCGGACCGCGTCCGGCGGTCTGGTCACGATCACGAACGCCGCCGCCGCGCCCGTCCGGTCCCTGACCGTCCAGATCGGGCCCGGGACGACGGGCGTATCCGGAGTCACCGTCACGCGGGCCGGACGGAATCTGTGGGCCAACGGCGACGTGACGATCACGTCCTATACGGCGGGCTGGGCCGACCTCTCACGCCCACTCCCCGCCGGGACCTATACGTTCTCCGCCCGGGTCGTCACGACCTCGACGGTCTCCGGCCCCCGGCTCGCCCTTTTCACAAAAACGACCAACGATGCGATTGTCGGTACGTTCGTCCTGACCGACGGGGGCGGCGGACGGTGGTCCAAGACCGTCACGATCACCGGGCCCGCGAATTATTACCGCCTCTTCGCGGACCGGTCCAACGCGCTTTCGGAGGGGAAGACCGTGACCTTCGAGGACGCGCAGATCGAGAGAGGCGACGCCGCGACCGAATACGCCGCTTACGCGCCGCAGACCGTCACCGTCTCTTTGGGAGAGACCGTCTACGGCGGGACGCTGGATCTGATCTCCGGCGTCCTGACCATCACGCACGACAGCTCCGGCGACCCGCTCTCCACGCCGACGATCCGTCAGATCACGCCCCATCCGATCTCCACGCTGGCGGGCGTCAACACCCTCTGGGCCGATACCGGGGACGTGTCCGTGCAATATCAGATCGATTTAGGAGGCGCATGACGATGGACACAGGTGCGATCATCAGGGCGGAGGTCCTCGCCGCGACGGTCCTCTCCACCGGAGCGGCGGCCTTCGGATGGCGCGGGATGCTCCTGCTGGTGTGGGTCGGGAGCGCGGTCCTGGACTATCTCACGGGGAGCGCGGCGGCGGTCAAGGCAGGCGCGTGGTCCAGCGCAAAGGCGCGGGAGGGTCTGTGGCACAAGGGCGCAATGATCGCTGTCGTCTGCGCGGCGATCGGGCTCGATCTGCTGGTGCGCATGGCTCAGGACGTGGGGCTGATCCATCTGGATACGGCCTACCGCGCCGTGCTCATGCCCACCGTGATGGCGTGGTACACGGTCACAGAGCTGGGATCTAGCATCGAAAACGCCGCCAAGATGGGCGCGAAGATCCCGAAGGCGCTCCTGGACGCCCTGGAAGCCGTCCGCAAGAAGATCGAGGGCGGCGATCAGGATCAGGACCGCGATCCGTGAACCAGCCCCGCCGCAGGACACGCACGGCGTCCTGCGGCGGGGCTTTTTACAAACGTAGTTTACATCCACCAGGAGCGCAGGACGGAGAGACATGTGCATACGATGAGTTGAGGACCTCCGCAACCAATCCAATGTACGCCCATGTTGACGGAGATCGTCCCGTCGGCATGGGCGCACATCTTTCCCACGTGTTTCCCGCGTGCTGTCGGATCCCGCCGTTCGGCGCGTCCCTGCGGGACGCGTTTCATACGTCCCCTTCGTCGGATCCCTCCGGCGCGGACGTACAGGCGCGGATGACGCCGGACAACAGATAGGAACTCAGCAGGGCGCAAAGTCCCTCCCCGAAGATCGCTGCGGGGAAGAACAGGGCCGTGACGGTATAGAACATGGCGAAGTGGATCGCGGCCATCAGGATCGTGCAGAACAGGTAGTGGGTCCCGATGAGGAAGGCGTTCTTCAGCATGGCGCGGCTGGTATTGAACACGCTGGCGGTCAGGGGGAACACATAGAGCAGGATCACGGCCCAGGCGATGGACGCCGCGATGACCAGGGCGGACACCAGCGTCCAGAAGACCGCGGCGGGACCGCTGGACGTGAGGAACAGATGGTACAGGATATAGCCGTCCCCGGCCAGCGCCGCGCCCACGGCCAGAAGGATCAGCCACAGGACGGTCGCCTGTCGGAAGTTCTCCCGGAAAGCCCTGAAGAACTGCCGGGCGATACTGCCGCCCTCCCGGTCCCGCACGATCTTCAGCGTCACGGCATACAGCGCCGTGGTGGACGCGCCGACCGTGACGATCGGAAGGGAACAGAGGGTCCAGAGCAGATTCAGGTAACAGGCCCAGGCGAGTTTCAGGAGCGTCTGACTGAACGGGCTCTCATAGGACAGGAATCTCATCCCCGATGCTCCTTCCGTGTCTCCCCGGTCCGTGTCTCCCCGGTCCCTGTCCCCTCGGTGGATCCCCGCAGGATGAGATCCGTCTGGGTGTGGATGACCCGGAGATCCAGATTCGGCTCCCGGATCCTGGATATCAGGAGATGGACGGCGGAAAAGGCCATGATCTGTGTGTGGATGTGGACGGTGGTCAGGGGCGGCGTCAGTCTCCTGGATCCCGGGGAATCGTCGAAGCCGCACAGGAACACGTCCTCCGGCACGGATCTTCCCATCTCCCGCAGGACATCCAGCACGTCCATCGCCACGAAGTCGTTGACGCAGAGGAACCCGTCCGGCAGCCGATCCATGGACCGGACGTGTTCGCGTATCCCGTCCCGCTCATTGCACCGGACGCAGAACGATCCGTCCACCGGGACGCCGGAGAGGAGCATCGTGCACCGGAACGCGGCGTACCGCTCGAAGAAGGACTGGCAGTGTCCATGATCCCCGACGAAACCGATCCGCCGCTTTCCCCGTCGGAGCATCTCGCGCACGAATCTGGCGATCTCCGTGGTGTTGTCCATATAGAGCCGATCCGCCTGTAACGCGGGACCGCCGAGATCGGCGGGACCGTCCACGAACAGGACCGGAAGTCCCAGCGAACAGATCATGTCCGCATAGGTCCGGTCGAAGAGCTCGATACAGAGGATGGCGGCGACGTGTTCCCGATGGAACGTAGCGGGCAGAGAGCGGGTCTTCAGATGCTCCTCTCGGATCCGGTGGGTGTTCATGGTATATCCCAGATCGGAGATCTCCTGCTGGAAGCTGTCGAGCATCAGCGACGCGAAATGATCGTGGTCCAAAAACGTCGTGGTCAGGAGCGCGATCTCCTGCGCGCCGGACCTCCCGGGGAAGGCGTGTGTGGAGAGATCGCGGACCGCGTTCATGTAGGAGAACTGTTTATAGCCCATCTCGGCCGCTTTCTGTAAGATCCGCGCTCTGGTCGCGTCCGCCAGACCGCTCCCGTCGTTGATGGCCTTGGAGACCGTGTTCCTGGAGATGCCGAGCGCGTCCGCGATGTCCTGGATCGTCACTTTTTTCCCCACGCCGCATCCCTCCCCGCGTATGCCGCATACGTCCTCATCCTTGTTCTCATTATAGCACGGACCGGGCGGTTGTCAAACGGAAAAGGCGGCGCGCCGCGTACCGGGACGTACGTTCGCGATCGCCGTATGTCCGCGGTCGCGAAGACACGCGACATCGCAGGGACACGCGATCGGCGATCTGCACAAACGCACGGCCGCCGATCTGAGATCTTACACGATATGTGCATTTGCAAACACGATCCTATTGACATTTGGGAGATCCGGGGGTATGATCGGGACGCAGAGCGGAGCCTGTCCGGTATGCGGCCGTGCGAACGCATCCTGCGGACGCATCCTGCGGACGCGTCCATCGTCCGGCCGCGTCCGCACCATCCCGACGGGCGGCGCGTATGACACGGAAAGAGCGGAAAGGGAGGAAGCGTATGGACGGATCGAACGGCCCGGCCCAGGGCCGGAGAAAGGACAACAGCCTGCACAACACCCTGGTGTATATGCGCCAGCACTGGCAGCTCTATCTCCTGTTCATCCTGCCGGCTCTGGCGCTGACGCTGATCTTCAAGTACATCCCCATGGGCGGCGTCCTGATCGCTTTCATGGACTACAACCCGTTCCGGGGGATCCTGGGCAGCGAATGGGTGGGCTTCGACCACTTCCGGCGGTTCTTAACGTCGCCGGACTTCCTGAAATACCTGGTCAACACCCTGAAACTGAGCGTGTACGGCCTGCTGTGGGGCTTCCCCGCGCGGGTCCTGCTGGCGGAGCGTGTGAACGCGAAGGGCGATCGGATCCGGGCCGACACGGTGGCCCTGTGGGAACGGACCGGATGGATCGCGGATCGGCATCTGGGGAAGGTCCTGGACGCGCTGGGATGCAGGCTCCGGGACTTGCGGGCGCGGGAGACATCGGCGGACAGGGGCGCGGTCCGGGACACGGACGGCGAGGCGGATGCGACGCCGCCTGTCAAGGCGTCGGATCTGACGGGTCTGACAGGGCCGACGGGGCCGACAGGGAATGGAGGCGGCCGGGATGCGTGAGGGTACGATCCGCGCCGAACAGGGACGCGGCTGGACCACGGTCTACAACGACGTGGCCCGGGACACACGGCTGTCGCTGAAAGCGCGGGGCCTGTTCCTGCTCATGTGGTCCCTGCCCCCGGACTGGCGTTATACCGTCTCCGGGCTGGCGTCCGTGGCCGGGTGCGGCCGGGACGCCGTGAAGGGGGCCCTGCGGGAGCTGGAAGCGGCGGGATACCTGACGCGGGAGCAGTCCCACGCCGGGAACGGGACCTTCGGCGGGACCTGCTGGGTCCTGCGTCAGGAAGCGGACACGTCCGCACCGTCAGCGGAAGACCCGTTGACGGATATCCCGTTGACGGATATCCCGTTGACGGCGGACCCGTCAACGGAAGACCCGACAGTACAAAAGAAAGATAGACAAAAGAAAGATAGACTTACCCCCCCCTACCCCCCCGGGGGGGGAACGGGCGCGGACCGATCCGATGAGATCTTCGAGCGGTTCTGGCGGGCGTACCCCCGCCGGGAGAAGAAACAGGCGGCGGTCAAGGCCTGGAAGAAGCTCTCGCCCGATCTGGACCTGTGCCGGACCATGGCCGCCGCGCTGGAACGGCAAAAGCGGTCCGATCAGTGGGTCCGGGACGGCGGACGCTACATCCCGCTCCCGGCGTCCTGGCTCAATGGCCGCCGCTGGGAGGATGAGATCCCGGACGCGCCGCCGCTGTCGGGAGGTCCTTCGGGAGGCCCGGCCACTGTCCCGGACGACGGGGGGTGGTGGGTATGATCGGCGATCTGGGCGAGGTCGATCGCATGGCGTCGGCGGGCGTCCCGGACGACAGGAGGCGGCGGCCATGATCGGCGATCCCAACGAAGCCTATCTCACGGCAGCGACGGGCGTCCTGGGCTCCATGCTGGTGGACAGCGGCTGTGTGGGACCGCTCCTGCCGGAGCTCCGGGCGGACATGTTCCTGGATCCGGGCCAGCGGACCGTGTTCGAGGCGGTCTGCGACCTGTTCCGGGAGGGACGCCCCATCGACGGCATCACCGTGGCCGAGCGCATGGGCGCGGACGCCGAACGGCGCAGGTGGCTGGCGGGCCTGATCGAGAACACGCCCACGGCGGCCAACGCGGAGGAGTACGCCCGTCTCCTCCGGGACGCGTCCGCCGTGCTCTGCCTGCGGGACCTGGGCTTCCGCCTCCAGACGGTCCGCACGGAGGACGACGCCCGGGATCTGATCGATCAGGCCCAGACGCTCCTGATCCGCCGTCCCGGGGTGGAGGCCCTGACCTTCGCCCAGGCCTACGAGGACTTCTTCCGGCGTCACGCCGAGGAGGGCGGCGTGGAGATCCTGCCCTGGGCCGTCCCCCGCATGGGAGAACTGGTCCAGGCGGAGCCGGGGGACGTGATCGTGCTGGGCGCGTACCCGGGGACGGGCAAGACCGCCTTCGCCCTCCAGTGCGCCGCCCGCTGGGGCGAGGGGCGCAGCGTGGGCTATTACAGCTTCGAGAGCGAACGCCATCGGCTCTATGACCGCCACGTGGCCCGCGCCGCCGGGATCGACGCCGGACGCATCGCCCGCAAGGCCCTCACCGACGAGGACTGCGAGGCCTTCGCCCGCCTCCGGCGTCCTCTGGCCGGGCCCGACGTGACCCTGATCGAGGCCGCCGGGATGAGCGCGTCCGACGTGGTGCGCCACGCCCAGTCGAAACGCTACCGCGTCATCGTGGTGGACCACGCCCAGAAGGTCCGGGGCGAGGCCCGGTCCCGGGGACGCGAGAGCGAGTACGACCGGGTCTCCGGCGTGTCCGACGCCCTCCAGAGCTTCGCCGTCCGCAGCGGGACCGCCGTGCTCCTGCTCTCCCAGCTCAACCGTCCCGAGAAGGTCCGCTACGCCTACAAGGACCGGGAGGGCCGCCGACGGGCCGCCACGGTGACGCCCCCGCCCACGCTGTCCAGTCTGCGGGCGTCCGGTCAGCTCGAACAGGACGCCGACATCGTGTTCCTGCTCTGGCGGGAGGACGAGGACGATCCCGGTGACGACACGCGCATCCTGAAAGTCGCCAAGAACCGCCACGGGCGTCCCCTGGGGAAGATGCGGCTGTCTTTCGACGGGGCCCACCAGTCCTTCGCCTATCTGGAAACGCGCCGGGAAGCGCCGCAGACCGGGATCGGTCCGCGGACGGCGCAGGAGACGCGGGGAGCGCGGGAGGTCCGGGAGGCGCAGGAGACGCAGGAGAGCATCTTCACGGACGCGCCCGACGACGGGGATCTGCCGTTCTGAACACGGGCGGCGCGGTCAGGGCACGGGCGGGCACGGGCGGACCGTGGGAAGAGCATGGCCGGGGCACGGATCGGAGCATCGGAGCATGGGCAGGACACGGACAGGACATGGACCAGAGCATGGACAGACAGGAGGTCGTGAGCATGGGAAGAGGCAAGACGGAACGCGTGGCCGCGATGATCGCCCGGGGGCCGGGAGCATCGCCGATCGCCCCGGCCGCCCTGTCCCCGGCGGACGCGCCGCCCGGGGACGCGCCCCGGGACATCGAGACGATCACGGCGGAGATCCTGGATCTGAAGCTCCAGGCGGGCCGCGCCATCATGGGGATCGGTCAGCGGCTGATCGAGGCCAAGGCCGCCCTGCCCTACGGCGAGTGGATGGGCTGGCTGGCGGAGAAGGTCGAGTTCTCGCCGAGGACCGCCGAGAACCTCATGCGCATCGCCCGGGAGTGGTCAGATCCGCAACTGGCTGCGGATCTGGGGGCGCGGAAGATCCTGACGCTCCTGGCCCTCCCTCCTGACGAACGGACGGCGTTCCTGGCCGAGACGGTGGACGGGAAACGGGTCCGGGACCTGACGGCCCGGGAACTGGAACAGGCCGTCCGGGAGCGGAACGAGGCCCGGGCCCGGGCGGACGCCGCCGAGAGCAGGCTCACCGAGGCCCTGTCCGCCAACGAACGGATCGGGACCGAGAACGATGTCCTGCGGGGCCGCGTCCGGGAGCTGGAAGCCCGGCCTGTGGACGTGGCCGTGGAGCCGATCCGGGACGAGGACGCGATCCGGGAGGCGGCGGAACAGGCGGCCAGAGACGCGGAGAAGCGCGTCCGGGACGCGATGGAGCGCAGGGTCCGCGAGGCGTCGGACGCGTCCGAAAAGGCGGGCCGGGATCTCGATGCCGTGAGAGCGCGGCTCCGGGATGCGACCGCCGCGAAAGAGGCGGCGGAGGCCCGTGTCACCGCCCTGGAAGCCGTACAGAGCGGCGCGGCGCAGGCCGTGCAGGAGGCCGAAGCGCGGGCGCGGAACGCCGAACGGGAGAGAGACGCCGCACGACGCGCCGGAGCGTCCGAGGACCGGGTCCTGTACATGATCCTGGCCAAACGGATCCAGGCGGACGCGGACGAGCTGTCCGCGATCCGGGACCGGGCCCGACGGTCCGGGGACGCGGATCTGGTCCTGGCCGTGGGACGGGCCCTGTCCGCCCTGGGGGACAAGCTGTCGGCCCGCGCCGCGCAGGTGGACGCAGGGACGCCGGATGGGGACGGGACCGTGCGGGACGCGGCGGACACCGGGACCGCAGGAGATCCGGGAGACGGAGACCGTTCGGGAGACGCGGGAGGTCCGGGAGACGGAGAGGAGGCGCGGGACGATGGCTGACACGGCTGACGCGGTGGGGATCCTGGAACGGATCCAGAAGGAAGATCCGTCCGGCGGGATCCGGGGCGTGTGCGCCATGCTCCTGGAGATCTGCCGCGCAGAGCCCGGGAGCGCGGCGGTCCTGGCCGAAGATCTGGAGAGCGGGAGCATGGCCCCGAAAGAAGCGTACAGGAAGATCGAGGCCCGGGCCCGGGAGATCCATCGAGAAGCGGGCGGGACCTGCGTATGCGTCGCTTCCGACGAGGCGGAGAAGATCCTGCGGGAGTTCTACCGTCTCCCGCCCCGGGACGGGGAGTGCGTCACCGTTCCCGTCCCGGCCCCCGCGCCGGATCCGGGGATCGACTTCGCCGCCTTTTTGAGCGGCTGATCCGGGCGGCTGAGATCTGAAAGCTGAAAGGTGGCGTTGACATGGATCTGAGCATGATCGCGTCCCTGCTCCCGACCAGGCCCGATCCCGCGATGCGGACGGCGGTCCTGCGGGAGCATCGGCGGGACGAACTGGGCGGGGACCTCCTGATCTTCCGGCGGGGGTCCTGGTCCCCGGACGACGACGGCGGCGGTCCCCAGTGGCTGGAAGATCCCGTGCCCCGGCAGTGGGCGGCGGAGTGCGTGTGCACCGCCTGCGGGGACCGCTGGTGGTCCGGCTGGATCCCGGCGTCCGGACGCGGGGATCAGCGTGAGGACCAGAGAAGGGGGATCCGCCTCCCGGAAGGTCCTGACGGGACGCTCTTCCAGGGCGTCCCGGACGAGGACGACCTTCGGGCCGGGGGATATGCCGAGGTCCGGGAGGGGGAGACGGTCCTGTGTCCCTCCTGCGGGGCCGGGACCGTCGTGACGCACCGATCCGATCTGCACCGGGGACGGCTCTGGCAGGTCCTGGCGTCCTCCATCGTGACCATCCCGACCGTGTCGGGACGCTATGCGGCGGTCCTGTGGTGGATGTGCTGGCGCGTCATCGGACCGGACGGCGATATGCGGGAGGGGATGGCCCCCTTCGCCGCCGCCGTCCTGGACGAACGGGGCCGCCCCCGGACGTTCCGATGGGGAGGGCGATGGGAGGGGGCCGCGTGGCGCCCCGCTCCCCGCATGGCGGACCCGGAGATCATACGCTATCCCTGCTATGGCGCGATCGACGGACGCAAGATCGGGGCCGTCCGCGCCGGGACCGTCCCGGATCTCACCGGGAGCACTGCCAAGACCACCGGACTGGCGGAGTACGCCGCGCAGGGCGGCGGCGATCTGTTCCGATACCTGCGTCTGTGGCGGGAGATCCCGGAGATCGAGGCCCTGGTCAAGGCGGGATGGGGCCGGACCGTCGCGAAGGCGGTCCGGGCGGACCAGCTCCACGCGGCGGCCAGCTCCGGGCAGGACTGGATCCGAGGCGGGAGGAGCGGTCTCCTGGTCTCCACCGCATACCAGATCGCGGACTGGGAGGCGGGCCCCCGGGCCCGGGACCTCCTGCACATGCGCCGCCCCGAGGTCCGCATGGGCGCGGCGTGGGACTGGGATCCCGATACGCTCCTGCTGTGGCTGGCCTTCACATCGGATCAAGCCCGGCCGCCCCTGATGGGTCCCGGGGACGCGGCGGAGTTCGATCGGCACGTCCGGATCTGGGGGCTGCCCCTCCTGCGCCGATGGGGGGATCCCGAGAGGCCGTATCTCCACGACTGTCCCCTCCGGGAGCTGGACCGCTATCTCCGAAAACAATGCCGGATCTCCGGCATGGACCCCGGGAGCGCGGTGGGCCTGTACCTGGACTACCGGGAGATGCTGTGGGCCCTGGCCGGAGAGGACGCCGATCGGCGCGAACGCTGGCCCGTCCGTCTCCGGGACGCCCACGACGCCCTCACGCGGTCCTCCGCCGCCGCGTCCGGCGCGGGACTGGACTTCGCCGCCGTCGCCGAACGCTGGGTCGCCCTGGAATGGTCCGACGGTCAGATCTGCGTCCGACTGCCCCGGTCCCAGGACGATCTGACCCGGGAGGGCCGGGCCCTCGCCCACTGCGTGGGACGCTACGGTCCCGACCACTGCAAGGACCGCCTGATCCTGTTCGTGCGCCACCATCGGCGGCCCGAACGATCCTGGTACACGCTCAACGAGGACGTGTCCGGGACCGCGCCCCGCCGCGTCCAGCTCCATGGGTACGGCAACGAGTACGTGCGTGAGACGGGGAAGACGCTCCGGATCCCGCGCCGCGTCCGGGACTTCGTGGAGCGGTGGGAAGACGAGATCCTGGATCCCGTGTTCCGGGAGGTCCGGGCCCGGGATCTGGACGCCAAACGGGACCGTCTGCGGGGCATCGTCGGACAGGTCGGACAGGTCGGATAGGAGGGATACGCATATGAGCATGGTGGAGATCGGAGACGCCCTCTTCGACCCGGCGTCGATCGCCGCGGTCTGGCCGGAGGTCCGGGGCGATCCCACGTCCCGCGCCGTGGTCCGCCTCAAAGACGGCGTCCTGGACATCGTCCCCGGCGCGTCCTACGCCCAAGTCGTGGACGCCCTCCTGGACCTCCCGGAGGCGCGGGCCCGGGAGATCCCGGACGATCCCGGGACCTTCCGACGGGAGAGCTGACCATGGCCGCGCTGTGGTGGTGCACCCGTCAGCGGGCCGGACCGCTGGTCAAGGAGTGCCGCGCCCTGCGGCCCCGGCTCCGGTCCGATGACGCCGCCTGGGAGCGCAGAGACAAACAGCAGATCCTCCGCTCCCCCCACTCCGCCGTCTGCCGGGGCTCGGCCGACCGCCTCGAACTGCGTCTGGCCCTGATGGGCCCACGCACTTCCCACTATACCCTCACCTTCGACGACGAGCATCTGCCCCGGGACTTCGCCGGGACCCGCCGGGCCCTGCGGGCCTTCCAGGCCCGCGTCCGGCGGCTCCGGCACGGCGCGGCCTGGGACTGGATCTGCGCCATCGAGGGCAGACACGGCGACCACCGCTGGCACGTCCACATGGTCCTGCGGGACGCCGAGGTCCCCGAGGAGGACGTGCGGCGGCTCTGGCGCCAGGGCTTCGTGGACCGTGCGCCCGTCCTGCGGCGGTCAGGCGGCTTCCGGCGTCTGGCCGAATACCTGTGCAAAGAACGCTCCGACGGCGTCCGCATCCCCGTGGGACGGCATCCCTGGTCCTGCTCCCGGGGCCTCTCCCGCCGCCTCCCCCCGCCCGAACGCTGGCGGTCCCGGGACGGGACCATCCCCATCCCCGAGGACGCCGTCTGCGTCCGCCGCGGCGTCGTCGAGAACGACTTCGGCTGCTGTCGCTACGCCTCCTATCTCCACGGTCCCCTGCCATACCTCTTCTGACTTCACGCGTGCGCGTGCGCGTACCTTCCTTGTAATAGAGTGGAAAACAGAGCACGTCTCCAAAGGAGGGCTTGACCATGGCGGACGATCGTGCTATGCTGGGCGTGCGGGACGGGTGGATCGTCTGCCCGGTCTGCCGCAAGCGGATCCTGCGGGTCGCGCCGGAGACGGCCGCCCGGGCGCTCCCGGTCTGGTGCCGGAGATGCCGCAGAGAGTTCCGCATCGATATCGATCGAGGCCAGAGCGCCAGACGCCAGAGCCCATGACACGCTTCGCCGTGTCGGGCTTTGGCGTCTCGTTTTTTCCGCAGGTGACAGCGCGGGACGATGCGCGGGAGGGACACGGGGAGGGATCGGTCACGTGAAGCCGTGGGCGGAGGCGTTCTACAAGTCGCAGGCGTGGAAGGTCTGCCGGGCCGGGTACGCGTCCAGCGTGGGCGGACTGTGCGAACCGTGTCTGCGCCGGGGCCTGGTCGTGGCGGGCGAGATCGTGCATCACAAGATCGGGCTCACGCCGGAGAACGTCGGCGATCCGGCCGTCACGCTGTCGTGGTCGAACTTGGAGCTGGTGTGCCGCGAGTGCCACAAGGCGTACCACGCCGAGGCGACGTATGGCGGTCGGACGCGGCGCGTCCGGCGGCGGTGGAGCGTCGATGGGGCCGGACACGTCCGCGCCGAGGCCCCCCTGGGTCCGCGCTCCAGGACGCTTCTGCGGGAC